TGAAGTGGAAGCGACAGGGGGCCCCTCAACACCGCTAGAGAAAAGGAATTGCGATCAAACAAACATTAGCCCCAGCGGATGTTATGTATTATATCATTTTTTGTCCATAGATTCGAATTTTAATTCTATTGCCTCGCGGATAAAGGAATTAGTGCTTTGTCCGGACGCCTGGATCTTATCCTTGAACTCTTTCGGAAGATGAAGAGTAGGGCTCCAGTAGGCTTTTTCTTCATATCTCCGCGTAGCTCTTATATGTGCTTCAGATTGTGCCATCTTTTTATCCTCCCAACAAGTGTATTATAACACGACTCTTGTATTTATCAATCAGATCTGCTCTAAAACTTCAAAACAACGATCATTTCGGATGTTATTCGCTGTAGCGCGGAAAGTCCTGTCGATCCGGTCATTCTGTAAAGTCCAGCCGGATCTGGTCTTGATGAAGTGTACGATATCTCCGGCATTAGCACAGTTCATATCGATCAGGGCTTTGGCCTTTACATATACGCTCTTTTTGTGAACTACGGTCTTTTTGTTTTCTCTTGCCTCCCGGCATTTCCGGCGCCATTCGTTTGCGTATTCGCTGTCGGTAGGTGTGAGAAGATCCAGAATGCCTTTGGGGCAATCATAATAACCGGGTCCCATTGTCTCGTCCATGTCCTTGTATGAGAAGTTGAAGTAGGGATCATATCTATCAGCTCCGCCGGTGATACATACGGCAGCAAAAACTGTTCTTTCGCCGTCCCGGATCTCTTCAACTGCTGCATAGTAGATTGTCGATACCATTGAGCTTTTTAATACTTTCATTGCGACATGATCGTTTGACCAGGTGAAAAGCTTATCCATCTCAGCTTTGCGATCAACTTTTCCGTTCTTGTAGTTTGTTGCGTGATATGATGTCCATCCCATTGTTTTATCCTCCCTTGATTAGTATGCCCGTACATTCACCAGCTCATCGGCCTTGCTGCCTTCAAACTGGATCTTCCAGCTGGTATTCCCGGTCAGATACTTGTTGAGTATGCAAAATGCTCCGTGTAGTGCCTTGCACTGCTCATAGTCGCCATTATTCCAGTGATACTCATATTTATCCTGTAGTTCCTTGATGGCCTTGATTTCATTTGCTGTCATTGTTTATCCCTCCTGAAAATCCTCTTCAATAATTCCGGTTATGCCGTAGATGCCTTGCGCTTGTAACTGCTCGATTTTATCTTCTGTCGTTATCTCCGGGAAACTGTAAAGCGTAGCGTTGAAGTAGATACCCGTTTTTGTGATTGCTATGCATTTGATCTCGTTTAAGTCTTTCATTTTTGGCCTTTCTCCGGGAGACTTGACCGGCTCCCGGTCCGGTGTGATGTTATGCGAACCATGCCCCCGGAAATCCGAACATTTTAGCTATTCTGTTCATCTGCTCCATGAGGACTCTGTCCGCCTCTTCCTGACTTCCTAGCTCCTCGACGAATTCCTTGTAGCAGTCTCCGTACCCTATTCCGCTGATTTGGTGCATGATCAGGTCTTGCGCCTTCTGTTTCTTCTCTTTTGCCGTCATTGTTTAATCCTCCTTATCTCACGTTCATTGTTACCCATCTTTTTGCTGATCTTAGAGTCTTACAAGTTATGATGCTGTTCTGGTAGGTTGATGATGTGATTTCGAATCCATCGCCTATATCGCTTATCCAGATGTATCTGCCGTACTTTTCGCTGTCCGCTCTTGTTGCCCACATGCAATCCGGCTCATCATCGTCCAGGCCATCTCTTATTGTTTCCCATCTGTAGTCTTTCATTTTGCCTCCTCCTTAACCTCGTAGTATTCGCCATTGATGATAACTATAGGCTCCTGTCCAGCCTTTATTGCCTCTATAAGCTGCTCGATTGTGATTTCGTATGTGTCCTGGTTCATGTTTTGTCCTCCTTTTCGCCGGTGATCCGGCACTGCTTGTTTGTTTGTGAGTTTATCGTAACACGACCCGTGTCATGCGTCAATCGGTAAAAGTGGCTAAATGTGCGGGATCTGTTTTGTGCAATATCACGACTCGTGTTATCATCGGCCTACAGCCTGTATACATTCACTTCCGGTCCAGATCCTACAGGCTTATAGAATATAACCGTATATCCCGATAGGATCATCACTTCCGTGTTTTTCGCAATTCTGCTAAGTGTGGCGGCTGTTTGTACTTGTGCGCGGCTGTTAGTGTCGTATATCCAGGTCCGGCTGCCTTCAGCGTTCATTATTGTGTATGTTTTCATTTGTTGCATTCTCCCTTCTTTTGTTTGTGGTCCCTTCCGGGAAGATCCCGCCGCCGGTGTCGGGCCGGCATTCGTTCGCCGGGCGGGATAGTGGTTATGCGATACAGAAGCGGCGTGTGGTTGTGGTCTTAGTGAATTTTGCGACTACATCCGGCAGCGCTTTCTTTAGGGCTGTAGTATCTACGCGGCTGCTTGTAACTTCATTCCATGTGACCTTGTAGTCATCGCCGGTGATCGTGTAGTTGCTCGTGCGGTTCATTTCGGCCTTAATCAGATCTTCAGCGGCTGCTATTTCGGCGTCCAGCTCCTCGCGCATTCTCTTAAGCTCGCGGATCTCTTTTACGGTTTCATTGATATCAGTTCTACTCATGATTTTTTCTCCCTTTTTGGTTGCTTGTTAGTGGTTGCTGCCGGGCCTTTATGCCCGCCCGGCGGGGCTTGTTTGCTTAATGCTCATAGAATGCGATTGTCTCGCCCTTCTTAAGCTCCCAACATCCTACGCCCTTGCATGCGCATTCTGTACAGTTTCCGCCGCATACTTTCCAGTCGTCTCTAGGTTCCTGGCCCTTAAGGATCACGGCCGCGGTCGGTAGGTTGTGCGGGTTGTCTATGGTTGCGCCGGTAAATGGTAGGCTCATGATCAGGTGAAGATTGCGCGGTTTCTTGTGGTCCTTGAAGTATTCGTTAACGTCGGCGTAGTTCTTAGTAAATGCCAGGAATTCGGTGCCTTTAAGCTCGCGGGCCAGTTTAACCATGCGATCCAGGTAGTCAACGTCGATAATGTCGCCGGATACGTGGAAACGGAAATATCTTGATACCATTGCGGCGGCTTTCACTTGTGTGAAATAGCTATTGCGGTCGGCCTTCAGGATCTCGAGGTTCCTATCATACGCGGCCTTAACAGTGGGGTAGATCTTGCAAAGCTTAGCAGCGTAGCATTTTTTGGCGCATGTGCTGCAGTTCTTGCAAGTGACGATAGGCGGAAGTGATACGCTAGGAATTGCGCCCATCTTGCGGTTTCCAGTGCTGATTGATACGGTGTTTTCTTTCATGTTTTTGTCTCCTTTTCTCTTTACTAACACGACCCGTGTTATGTAGGTGTTCCGCTTTCTTGCTTTTCATCCGGTGACTGTAGCTGTATTGATATCCGGCCGCCGGTTTAGTGGGCTTGCGTTGCGGGCTTGTTTGTTTGATCTGATACCATACTAACACGACCCGTGTTATCGGTCAACCCCTAAATTTCCGAAAAGTGCCGGAAACCCGCATGGCTCTAAGCGAAAAAAATTTTCACGGCCTGATTTTTGGCCGCGTTTCTTCTATAAAATGCAGCGTGGCGGCATTCCTGGACTGCATGCGATCCGGTCCGCGATCATGAGTATATAATAGTGAGTAGATATTTACCCACAACATATAGAAAAATAGCGTAAAATAAGGCTTTACAGGTACAATATCTTGTGGTATTCTGATAGAGTAGATAATACTATGATTTGAATTGATGGGATCTGAATATATCAGGTCTCTTTTTTATGGGAAAATATGAGCTTATATGATGATATCAACGAATTGAATACAGATGATCATCCGATCATAGATAATACTGGTTGCTGCTATGATCATGTAAAGGATATCAAGATATACTCATGTGTACTATCTGAAGATGATCAAACTATTTCCGGATATACTGAAGAGGGAACAAAGGCTAAATATATTCCAGATAAACATAAGTGGTTTTATGGGAATGAAATATCTAGGTTAAACTTTATTCCCTTAACAGAACGATCAGAAGAAGAACAATTTAAAATACGTTCTAAAGGTGGTCAAACTAGATGGAATAATGAACGTAATAAAAAGACGTTAAATGATATCGCAAAAGAGTTACTAGATAGAACTATGAGTGATAAATCTATCAATGAGATTCTAGGCGACAGCAAAGAGATACTAGGTGAAGATAATACAGTATCAGCAGTAATGATGGTAAAGATGATTCAGCAAGCTATGGCTGGTAATCATAAGGCTGCTGAGTTTGTAAGAGACACAGCAGGATATAAACCTAAAGATCAAGTAGATATATCAGCGGATATCATCACAGAAGAAGATAGAAGCCTAATGGATAAACTGCAAAAGAGACTAACAGGATAAACTATCTGCGAAATACTGATTTATCGGATAGTTCCTTGTATGGTTGGATATGATAGACCACAAGATATAGTGGCTCGGGATAGATCAAGAGGGTGTGAGAGTATAACGGACCTATAAGACACAACATATAGTGGTGGTATTCTTTATTTTTTCTCTTGTTTTTATAGAAGTGTACCCCCTACCCTACCCCCATACCCCTCCCCACCCCCAGGATCAAAAACGGCCTGCTCCCCGGGAAGGAACTCTATAGCCCCTCAGAAAATTTTATATCCAAAACAGTTTAAGGTAACACCCACTATTTTATCCTTACGGAACATTCCTTAAGTGGAAGATGAAAACACTTTGCATGGTTTAGGCTGCTCCAACAGCTTGAACTTAACTCATACTTCTCAATGGTTTTATTGTTTTCCCATTGAGGGACCTCCTTTCTACAGACACAGGCTATTGGATAGGCGTTATGTTCTCCCCGGCATAGCGCCTTTTCTGATGGTCAAAAAGGAAAAGATTATGGCTAAACAGGATCAAAACAGATACGGGCTTCCTATGAATGACACAGCCCCCATGATAGATCAGGTATTTAATGGAACCGGAAGCGGTCTTTCTCAGGCAGAGACACTTGACGCGCTAAAGGGAATAGTAAATGAACTGAGTAACGTGGAATCGCAAACAGCAAACCCAAACATCAAGGGCAACCTCCTTTATGGATATGGTGCCCCCGCATTAAGTTATGACGGGAGTGAGTACCCTTATTTACCAGAGTGGGATGAACGTGACGTTCCGGAAGGACAGGACACGCTTAATTGGCATTTTTGGAACAACCCCACTTTTGGGGATACTGTTGACTTTCATAATCAAGCCAGTCAGGAGCAGAAGGACCAGCTTGCAAGGGAGTTTACTCTCTTACGGAATGCAAATGATTACAGAAGGCAGATGAACTTAGACCAGTTTGCTGCTGAACAGCGACAGCGTGACCTTTATGGCGATACCCTTGTTGATCTCTTACAGAACACTCCAGAAGGACAGTCGATATTAGGGACCGTAAATGTTGCTTCAAGAAACGCTGCTGCACCAGAACATAGAAGCAGGGAAAGAAATATAACCGGACCGGGAACGGGTGCATTTATCAGATAAATGGCAGACCTACAATTCTTACGAGAAAAGGAAATTGAATACTGTCGAACAAACATTGAGTATTTCATAGATGAATACGGGCATATTGAGGATAAGGATGCAGAGGACCTGATACAGCCATTCAAAATGTGGGATGCACAGAGAGAGGCTTTACGGAGCCTTATGTCTCACAGATGGAATGTTATCTTGAAAGCAAGGCAGCTTGGTTTCTCCTGGCTGGTGCTTCATGTAGCTGCACACACCTTGATAAGCCCCGGCAAGACAGTAATCGGTCTTTCCAGAACGGAAGAAGAAGCAAAAGAGCTTGTGCGTAGGTTAAAGGTGATATTTACCTATATGCCGGAGCTTATAGCGGATAAAGACTACTTACCGCTTAATTGGAAGGGTGCAATCTTTGAAAGCACAGCACTCACCTTAAAGATAAAGTTCCCTAACGGGCAGGAAAGCAAGTTTCAGGCATTCCCGTCATCACCGGGCGTTGGTCGTTCGTTCACTGCAAACCTTATCATCTTTGATGAATGGGCTTTCCAGCAATTCGCAAGAGAGATATGGCAGGGCGGTTTCCCTACGATCAATAGACCGCAAGGAGGTAAAGTTATTGGACTCAGTACGATTGAAAGAGGCTCACTCTTTGAAGAACTGTTTACTGATCCCGATAACGGCTTTAATAAGATATTCATTCCGTGGAACGCAGATCCACGAAGGGATAAAGAGTGGTATGAGCGTACCAAAC